CAACCAATTGATTACTACTCGCATTAGAAGTTTTAGTTGCTACATGAGGAACAGTATATAAAGCAGTTACCGAAACTGTTCCTAAACTTTGAAACGCAGCAGAGCGACTAGCTGCAGTGCTCCACCATGCAGCAGCTGCAGTTGTCACAATACCAACTCCAAGATTCACGCCATCCACAATCTTAGTATAAGTTAAACCCCTACTTGTAAAGTAATCAGGATCAACTTTATATGGACCATCAAGAATTACATCTTTAACTCTATAAGTTCCATCTGGACTTTGAAATTCTGGATGCAAATGAGCAACTCCAGAATCAATAATGACTGCATCAACTCCTCTACCCGTCAAAGAATATTCAACATCACTCTCAGCATACGTTGTGCTAGTAACACCAACTCCTTTAAATGGCAAACTCGTGGGATTAGTGACAAATAAGTGAGACCAATTAGAACGAGTCTCATTTAGAAAATAAGTTGTCTCAGTATCAAAAGCAGCGACTAATTCAGGTTTATTAAATGCAATTGGTTTTTTATATCTTAGAGTATCGGTCGATTGTGGTTGCGGATACTTTTCTGGATTCAATTCCACACTTTCAATTTTAGGATGAGACTTGAGAACTTCTGCCTCTTCCTGACTCATCAAATAAATCGAAGTTCTAAGAGAATGTTCTTGAGTGTTTATGCAGGGTATTGCCCTATTTGGAATTCCATCAATCTCATTTTCATTGATGATGTAACCATGAATCTCTTCCCAATCTCCAGCATCCTCAACAACAACAATATATTCATCAATAGGGTCTGGAGAATACTCTATGACAGGAGTTTCTGGAGATAGAACAATCTCAACATCTTCTGATATGGGAAGTAATCGTGTCATATTAGAGTAGTGTAGTTCTTACAAATCTATAGGTTGTTAATCCTGTAACACCTGCCTCTGGAGTTGCTTGTAATTTACACACTCCAGCAGAGACTGTAGCTCCAACAGAAACAACAATCGATGGGTCATACATGATTGCATATTCTTGTGAATATGCGGTGGTTCCGTTTTGCATGACAAGAACTTTCTGAGATTGAATATAAGTTCCATATCCAACATGGAGTGTATATTCTGCTGTCTTAAAGTCAGTTGTTGCGATTGTAAAACTGTCAATATCAGTTGCAACTCCAACAGTAGAATTAAAGGTTCCAAATCCTGTTGATACACCGTATCTCTCAACTTGTAGTTTTGATACTGGATTTGTTGTAGCAATACCTACATTTGAAAGAGTATGAATACCGACACCAGTTGCTACCCAGTAAGATTCTCCACCTCCACCACCAGCTCCTGCAGGTCCTTGAACACCCTGAATTCCTTGGGCGGCGGCAGAACCTGCTATACCCTGTGTGCCCTGAGAACCAGTAATACCTTGAATTCCTTGTGTTGCTGTTCCAGTAGTCCCCTGAACACCTTGAGTCCCTTGAGTTCCTGCTCCAGTAATACCTTGGATACCTTGAGTTCCCTGAGTTCCTTGAATACCTTGAATACCTTGAATACCTTGAGAACCTTGTGTCCCTGCACCAGCGATGCCCTGAATACCCTGAGTTCCTTGAGTTCCTGTTCCAGAAATACCCTGGATTCCCTGAGTTCCTTGAACACCCTGAATACCTTGAGTTCCTGCTCCAGTAATACCTTGGATTCCTTGAATACCTTGGATACCTTGAGTTCCCTGTGAAGCTTGTGTTCCTTGGACACCCTGAACACCTTGGGTTCCCTGAATACCTTGAGAAGCAAAGGCACCATCATTTCCCTGAATACCCTGAGCACCAGGTCCTCCAGTTGCCCCACCAGTTCCCTGAGAACCTTGAATCCCTTGACTTCCAGTTCCAGTTGTACCCTGAGTTCCATTAGAACCCTGAGTACCTTGAATACCTTGAACCGTCGCATCAGAACCCTGAACACCTTGAGTCCCTTGAACACCTTGCCCACCAACAACACCTTGAATACCTTGATATCCTTGGGCAGCTGCTTCACCTGATATTCCCTGATTTCCCTGAGTTCCATTAGACCCAGCGACACCTTGAATACCTTGATATCCCTGGAAAGTTGCAGATCCATCATTTCCCTGGACACCTTGACCACCTTGAAGACCCTGGTTACCCTGAACACCTTGAGAACCAGTTGCACCATTGGCACCTTGGATTCCCCCAGAACCTTGAGTTCCACCCTCACCCTGAACACCCTGAGTTCCTTGAGTTCCTGCCCCTATAGTGCCCTGAATACCCTGAACACCTTGACGACCTTGTGTTCCTTGAGTTCCACCGTATCCCTGAACACCCTGAATACCCTGGCGTCCTTGTGACCCCTGAGTACCTTGAGTTCCTCCAGAACCTTGAGTTCCTGCTGTACCTTGAGCTCCAGACCCAGTAACACCTTGAATACCTTGAGTTCCTTGAGTACCGCTATCCCCCTTATCACCAGTTCTAGCAAAAGTAATAATTACATCTTCATCGTTAGAAAATGAAGAAGCACTTGCGGTGCTTATACCACAAGGAATTTTAAAATATCCTGTTCCTTCTACACTTGACCCAGTAATAACAAATAAAGCAAAATCAGAAGCGTTTGATTTATTTGTTATTCTAAAATGACCCTTTATTGATGAAGTAGAATCATCAATCGTTCTTAGATAATCCTGAATATCAGTAGCATTATCATCCTGGTCATCAATATAAAGTTCGGTTGCTATACCGACAGAAGCATTGTTTAACTTTAATCTACCAGATCCAGGGTCTGTATCTGAAGTATTAGAGTCAAAAGTAAAGTCAAATGTTACGCCACCAAAATTACCAGTAGTTCCCTGAATACCCTGAACACCTTGAGTTCCTTGAATTCCTTGAACTGTTGATGCACTACCTTGGATACCCTGAACACCTTGAGATCCATTTGTTCCACCTACACCTTGGATACCCTGAACACCTTGAGTTCCATTTGTTCCATTTGCGCCATCTACACCTTGGATACCTTGAATACCTTGAGTCCCTGGACCACCGCCACCTACTACTGTCTCAAATACAAATTTTCCTAAAGTATGATCATACTTTAAATACTTACCATCATAAGCAGAAGCATTTGTTGCAATACCAACAACGTCATCAAGATACTTTAGTTTAGTTTCACCACCGCCACCAACTGTAGCAATTTGCTCCTGAATACGATTGATGAATAAATTATAGTGCTTATTCAGGTCTTCAATCGTTACAAAATTTTGATCTAATGGTGTCAGTGGATCTGTAGTAACTGTTTCTGGTGGTTGATTTAACAAACCCTCTTGAAGGTCATTATAAATTCTTAAGACCTTATCTACTTTCTTTTCAATACTTGGAATATTAAAAAGAAAATTTTCAGATATCTCATCAAAAATTTGCTTTCTCAATAAAGAAAGTTCTTCTTCTACAGAATTAATATGCCCCTTTACCTTCTTAATTGAATTATTATTTACCTTTGATTCTCTTACAACAGAAATTTCTTCCGTTAGAATATCATTTTTTGCAGGAACAGCATCCTCTCTCCAACTATATTTTACAACTTCATTCTCCTTATTTTTTTGCTCATACAAAAAATTCTTGTCACTGTCATTAACGGCAACATCGGTCTTTTTTAATTCAGATTCCAACATCTTAAGTTTTTCATCCAAGTTGGAACCCTTGGAATGTCTTATACTCTTCTTAAAAATACCCATTAATATAAAGGTTTTCTTTTTAATAATAGTATTTATTATACCCTGTATTCCTCTATTTTATCAAGAACTTTGTTGAGATAATGATGGGCTAACCACTTAGGATCATATCCAGACTTATTCATCCACTCTTTATCCAAGTCTGCCTTTAATTTAATAACCTCACACTTGATAATATCTTTGGTCAGGTGTCCGCGTGGCATAATACTAAAAAACTCTGCTGCTTATTTAGCAACAGAGTTAAATATTATGAAGTCTTATATCAAACAGTAGTGCCAACCTTCACATTTGCTGACACATACTCTAGAACATTTTCTGGAGTAGTCTGCTCATAAGGGTCGGTGTCGGCGTTGTCCCGTTGCCCCACTTCCACGAATAGTTTCTCGATGACTCCGTTATCCACGACCGCAGCATAACGCCAAGAGCGATCACCGAAACCAAGGTTAGACTTGCTGACAAGCATTCCCATAGAACGTGTGAAGTAAGCATTGCCGTCTGGGATGAGTTTGACATTAGCAATATTCTGGTCCTTAGCCCAGGCATTCATTACAAACCCATCATTAACAGAGATGCAATAAATGTCATCAATGCCAAGTCCAATAAAATCTTCGTACTTCTCTTCAAATCCAGGCAGCTGATAAGCAGAGCAAGTAGGAGTGAATGCACCAGGCAGACTGAAAATAACCACACGCTTACCATCAAAAAGTTCCGAAGTTGTACGATTTACAAACTCACCAGACTCACGAAAGGTGAATTGAACTTGAGGAACTTGATATCCTTCGCTACGCATTTTAACCTCCATCACCAAACACCAGGAATTACTTGACCAGTGAAAGCATAAGAGGCAACAGCTGCAACGAAACCAAGCATTGCCAGACGAGAATTGAGGATTTCTGCCTCAGGGGTAAAACCGAATTTCATTTTTTTTCTCCTTGATAGGGGTGTTGTTGTTTAAGTTCTGGATTGGGTTGGGAGAAGACCATAGGACTTCTGGTTTTATTCTTGATAACAATAAAAGCGTCGTTCTGATAGGTTACGGTTCCAAATGGCTTCGCCCACTTTGCATTTGCGTCTGGGTGAGTCGCAGTTCCAGTTACTGCTACTCCACCAATCTCAACAGAGAGTTCATCATTCATATCCCACCCAAGTTCTTGAAGGGCAAGTGCAAACTGCCCAAGCATTCCAGCGGTCACAGGTTTTCCTCTTGCTCAGTGAGAATCACACAATCGCTAGTAGGATAGGCAACACATGTGAGTACCCAACCGTCAGCAATTTGGTCATCATCCAGGAAAGACTGTTCTTCATTATCGACGGTGCCACTAATCAGTTTTCCAGCACAGGCAGAGCAAGCACCTGCCTTACAGGAGGAAGGAAGATCGACACCTGCGTCTTCTGCTGCTTCAAGAATGTACTGATCACCTTCACACTGGATGGTGGTCTCAGTGCCATCGGGAGAGCGGAGAGTAACATTATAAGCCATAGTTTAATAAGTTTCTGATAGTTGATTTACGGAGTGTGCCAGTAATACGAGAAAGGCAACACTAGTAATTGTAAAGATAATTGAAGTCATTGTCAATCAATTGTCAGAAGATTCCGAAGAAGAACTTGTCAGTGAGAGCATAAGAAATAAACCCAGCAATAATGCCGACCATTGCCCAACGCCCATTAGTTTTCTCCTTTACTTGATTGGGCGTATCCATCCCATAATTTTCATAGTACATTACGGGCTCTTTAGCAAACATATTTTGCTGCCCATACTCATTCGTTGTTACAGTCATCGTTACATTCGTTAAGAATTGTTACACAATTATATAGCAAAAATAAAGGGGCGTCAAGCCCCCTTTGTTACGGTTTCCCGATTTATTAAGTATAAATGCTTACTATTTGCCTTCCCAACCAGGTGGAAGAGTTCCATAGTAAGGATTCAATTCGAAAAATTGATTCCAATCATCAATCTTATTGGATTCGTTTTTCCAAAAATCCCACAGACCATCATAACTTGATTTATGAAATACATCTACATGTTCTGTATGGATTGTTGATCCAAGTTCAATCTTATAAAGAAATAAAGGGATTGCATAAGTATTGCCAGAGTTATAAATCAAGTCATCTGCAACTGCCCTTGGCTTAACTCCATTATCCAGTTTATATTTGTCACCTCTAACATGCAGTTCAATTAACTTTTGTGCGTGACGACGAGTAATCAAATAACATGCCGTAGAAAAATCATTTACAAAACGACGATGAATTGGAATATTAATTTGTGCTGGATTAATAATCGCAAGTTGAACCACATCATAAGCATACGGAATTTTGGAAAAGAAATCTTTCCAAGTAAATGGCCAATATGAAACTGTGGAAATATCACAATCATCCTCCATGATTAAAGCACATGGAGCATCAGAGGTCTCAACAAAATGCTTAAGAACTTTCAGGTGAGAAGTTACACATCCAACCTCTCCCGAATTCATCATGTCAGGATATCGACCTTTTAGAATTGAACCTAGATCATCTTCTCTACCATCATAAGCAGAGATTCTCTCAAAGTTTTCAATTTCCCAGTACTTAAACTGACCTTCCATATATTGTGCCCTTTCTGGTTGCCCATCAAGATTGATATAATAGATGGGAGGAAGACCTTTAAGTTTATACGCTGCTTTATTCTTGTCCATGGTTCAATATGTTGTTTAAAATTTCGACCTTTTGATTGAATACATTTACCTTACCATCCCATAAAGTTCCACCTCTAAAGTGAAGAAACTTCCCATTCATAAAAGTTTCCATATTAATAAGAGTTTGACCACGATAATCACCCTCAAATACACAGTCTATAGATTCTGGGGTAATATTATTTTCGTTTAAAAAGTTATAAGATTCTCCACCAGTATCACACAGTTGCCCACCAAACGATCCTGGAAAAAATCTTGGTCTCCCAGACATCTCTTTTAATTTAGGCATATTTAAAAGAGTAAATCCTGGCCAAAGATAATTAACATCTTCTCGACTTTGCATATATGAAGATATAACTTTATCTTCCATATAATTGACCATATCAAACTTTTCCATCAAAAAGCAATCACTATCCACAAGGAAAACAACATCATCCATACAAGACCTATAGATGATATTATCAAGTGCATATTGAATTGCATTTGCGTGAGATGCCGAAGGTCCAGCAACATCTGAATTCATATTCTTGATGTATGTTGCATCATACATCTCACAAATTCTCATGAACTCATTGCTAATATCTGGATCCTTTGAATCATCTATTGCAAAAAGACGATAATCACACGTCAGATTTTCTTGGAACTGAATGCATTGCAATTCCAAGAACTGAGGAAAATTAACAACTGGAGAAAAAATACTTAGTTTCATTTCTTCTGGAGAACTACCTGATATTCGTCCATTACCAATTCAAATCCATTATCAATCAGATAAGGAATTGAATATTTTGCCTTACCATAATCAGATTCATCTTCAGCAATAATCTTAGGAGTTGTATTCCTAACATCATCAATCAGAATAATTCCTTTGTCGCTGATTAAATCCCTTTCAACGATAATCTTAGATTCTCTCAAATGAAGTTCTGCAGTTGGTTCAATGGGAGTCATATCCCCAGTGTCCATGTACAGAAAATCAATCTTACCTTCACCGAGTTCTAGAAACTCCTCAGAGGACATAACAACATGCTCAATGTTATCAAGACCTTCAGTTACAACTTTACTTCTACGAATATGACGTGGTTCCAAATCAACAGTGATGAAATCAATATCTGTTCCCTGAATTAATTCACCAACAACACGGGTGAAGCAACCCGCTGCCCAGTCCCACACATCAGGATTTTCTGGTTGCCAAAACTTAATATCATCACTATTGCATCCAGGAAACTTACCATCAACAAAACTGCGAGTTGTTCCAAGTTCAACAATTGTAGTAAAACCATTCTCTACAACTTGGTCCCAGCAATACTTCATTGTATCGTAACGGAACTTAGGAACTCTTCCGTAATACTTTTTAAATTCTTCATCAGTAGTATATTTTGCGTGAGCATTATCCATATACTCTTTATACTTTTCTAATGCATTAGACATTATAGATTTTCCTCCATTGTTGTAGGGTTTTTTCCTTATGGGTTTTACTGCATTCTAACATTATAGCACAAATCTCTTCTCTGTGTGAAACAACAGTTCGAAATGCTTCTGGTATTTCAGAGAAGTCATCAATATAAACTGCAAACTTATCAAAGTATTCATTATACCATTCACATGTCTGAACAGTATTCTGATAGAGACCGCTACCAAACCAATAATTTGGTTGTCTCGAAAGTTTAAATATCAAATCCTCAGATGGAAGAATGACAGGCAATCCAATGCCCAT